AGTTACATCTCCAGTAAGAGATATAGTTCTACCTGTTGCAAGGGCTGTGGCAGTAGCAGCATTACCTGTTGCAGAACCAGCAGAACCTGATACGTTACCAGTTACGTTACCAGTTAGGTTACCCGTGAAGGTACCTGCAATAGCACCAGTACCAGTAATGGTTGGGCTAGTCAATGTTTTATTAGTTAATGTTTGAGTAGTGTCAGTTCCAACCAATGTTGTGGTTGCATCTGGAATAGTTACTGTTCTGTCTGCCGTAGGGTCTACAACTGTAAGTGTTGTTTCAAAAGCATCAGCAGTAGCACCTTCAAATACAATGTTGCCATCACCTAGAGTAAGGCTTGAAATGACTGGGCTAGTTAAAGTCTTATTAGTTAATGTTTGAGTTCCAGTAAGAGTTACTACACCAGTCAGCGTATTATCGGCTGCGCTAATTGTCTTACCAGTAAGAGTCTGGGTCTTAGTAGTACCTACTACATCACCTTCACCTGAAGCAATTCCATGTAGGTCGTGAGTAGCAGTTCCATCATTGTAAGCAGCCGTTGCTTCAATGTGTAAATTAGATTCACGATAGTCACGGCCAATTGCCATGTGTCTAACTACTGCACCAGCAGAGTGAGCCTGACCTGTACCACCAACCTCAATACCACGGACTATTGTTAGGGTATTAGTTGATACCCCACTGACATCTACAATTTCTTCAAGGGCTGTATCTGGGTCAATTACTACTGTAAATCTTTCGGTTCCAGTTACTGTTGCACCACCTAGTAGTGATGTACCAGAACCAACAACCATAGTAACCGCACCAGCAGTTATTGCTGAGGTTAATGTAGTTTGCTGTGAGCGGGATGAGTATTTGCGTGTTGTCATTTATGTTCCTATCGGCTGTAGTGAACTCTGGCTGGATACTGTTGCTGTTGTGCTTTTGTTTCCTCTGCCAAGCGTTGTGTGTATAGTGCAAAGAGTTGTCGTGTTGCATTTCCAGATGAACCATATGGACGTTTAGCATCTGTCTCATCTGCTTGTGGGCTAACCATTGAAGCACGGGCTGGGTCAAGATAGGTAAGTAATCTATACGCAGCGCCAAGAACTACCACGTCTCTAACAGACTCAGGTAATCCAGTTGTTGTTGTAAATACATCTGAGTTAGTAGATAGTGCTGTTGGCTCAGTTGCATATACAACCTTTACAGTTCTACCAGGAGTAATAATATCTCCAATGGTTACTGTTTGCGATGTAGCACCCCAAGTAGTAATCTCTGGTAGTGCATCAAAGTCAAATCTTTTAACACGAATCCATTCTTTAGATGGACCAATGCTTTCCCAGTGCATTGTTAATATGTTTCTAATATTTAAATTCTCTAATTCATAGGTGCTAACTGCTGCATTATAAGTAAATGTTGTTTGTTTAACTGCAAAAATAGATGAGCCTAATGCACGAATAGTGTCATTAATAGCACGCTTTACTACGTAGCGTGGGAAGGTTGGGCTAATAGTAACCCTGCTTCCAGCAGCAGCAGTAGATGCTGTGGTACCTAGATAGCCACGACCATATGGAGATACGGTTGCCGTATTAGCAATACGGTCAAAGGAATCAACCCATAGTAATTCTTCGCCAATTTCAATAGTACCTTTACCAAGGTCTGTACTTGCAAGTTGTAGAATTGTAGGACTAGCAATGGTAGATGTTGTAGTGGCTAGTGTTGCAGTAAGATGTGTAGACTTATCCTGCTGTAGGGTATAGCCAGCAAGGTTAATAAGAACTTCATCAACCATATTGTTTAGAGTAGACACTATAATTTACCTTATCTGTACTTAGATGTTTTTTTGGCTATTGGTTTTGGTTGTTTAACAAACTGCTTTCCTTTTGCATTACCCGCAGCCTTAGCCTTATTGGTTGCTGCTTTTTCTGCTGGACTTAATGCTGCCCAAGCAGCCTCAGGTAAATATCTTTTCTTACCTTTAGATGGTTTACCATCAGAAGTTTTCCACTTCTGTTTAGTCCAATCCTTTAAAGACTTTTGAGATTTAGCAAGTGCCACTATTTATATCCCCCGCCAGCCTTCTTGTATTGCACAGCAAGTAGTTGTGCCTTACGTGCTGACCATTCTCCTGGGTCTCCGCCCTTAGAACCAGCCTTAATCTTCTTAAACAATGCTGCTCTCATACCAGGCTTTGTATAGTTACCAGCCTCATTAACTTTAGATTTAGTTTTCTTCTTCATCTGCAACTACAATCCCAAGCACGAAGTGATTTATTAATTCTGGAATTTGGGTCTCTTGCCGTCTTGGCAGAGGTTAACTTAGCCTTCATACCGCACATACGACCACAAAAAGACTTACGTCTAGCAGCAGACTTGGGTGACCTTTTGGCTTCGCCAGCCTTAACTGGTGGTTTAAGGTTCATGCCTTGTGCTCTAGCCGATGCCCTACCTTTGGCGTTCAAACCACCTTGAGGGTTCTTACCTTCTTTGCGTGTCCACGCTGGACTCTTTGCCATACTCCCCGTACTTTCCAAGAATAGACCTAATGATTCCGTTTTTACCAACACGAACCACTAGGCCATTCTTAATTTGAACTGGATTAAAACCATCATGGCGTTTGTAACTACCAGATGATGCCATTATTTTTTCTTACCTTTAACCTTTAATAAGTTAGGATTTTTTTTCTTAGCAGCACTACTTGCTTTCCTCGCACCCGCAGCCAAGATAGCGCCAGCACCTGCCATAGATATTCCCTGCTTCTTTGCAATCTGCTTCTGGGCTGCCTTGAATCCCATTCCCTTTTTGGCTTTCATTTGCGCTTCTTACCTTTAAGGTACGTGCCATCTTTGTTTGCATACTGGTCAGAGGAAGTACCAGTACGACCTTTAATGATTGCATTAATTGCTTCAACCACTTGACGGTCTTGATTTTTACTAGCCCTGTTAGCATTCTTCATAACCTCTGCTTCATTAGAAGGACCATAGTTTTTTGCATCAAGTTGAGACCACATGCTAGTACCAACTGCTGTTGGTATATCTCTTACCTCACGGGCTATAGTCTTTATTCTTTTGACAATTTTAGCCATGTTACTTCTTCTTGCCCATTTTCTTCATGGTCATTTTTTTCATTGTCATCTTCTTGTCTGACTTCTTGGCTGCTTTCTTAGCCATAGCCTTGCCCTTCATTGTGTAAGGGAACTTCTTTCCGTCTACCATTGGCATATTATGCTCCTAGTTCGTTGATTGTTTTAGCGGTTTTTTTATCTATGTGTTTAGCATTTGGGTCCTTCTCAGCGTTGTAAGCCCTTCCCAAATTCTCTGATGCTTTCTGTGCTGCAACTATCTTAGCCATAGTAGTTCCTGCTGGCTGGATACCTTGCTTACGAGCATCTCTATATGCTTGCAGTTCACCCTCCCACTTACGTAATGGCATAGATGCCCTACCGTTAGCGTCACCTGTACTTAATTCTAGTGTACTTATCTTGCATCCAAAGCAATCTTCTACAAATTCTGGATGTGTTCTTAATTGATGTAGACTCATTGTGCTGTAAAATTCTCTTCTGTTACTCCAACATTGCCTGCTATTAATCTAGCCTTTGTAGCATCGTCAACTATGTGACGGCTTCCACCAAGATAAACCTCTTGGTAATTCTGTAAATCTTCATCTACTAAGTAGCGTACTTGCTTATATACACCATTATCACGAATAATAGTTATCCCACGATTTAACTTATAAAAGTAAAACAAGCGGTGTCCACCCGCTGGACCTTCTCTAACTATTGGTGTATCAAAAACATATGTAGTCATTTAAGTCCTTTATTAAGAGAGGGGCAGGGCGTAAACCCCACCCCTCATTGCTACTAAAGAGCAGCGATTGATGAACCTGATTCGATTCGATACAGTGCTTCTTCACGGTAGCGAGCAAAGCCAAGAACGCCATACCAACCCATTGGGCGATGACGCATTAACTTGTCAACTACTGGTCCGATAACTACATGTGGCTCTTCAGCAACGGCTTGTGCCATTGCTTGCTGGCCTGCAATAATTGTACGGAATACACGAGTAACAGGAGTTACGGTTACTGTCGCTCCTGCTGTAACTGCTGCAGTGTTTGCTGTGTCAACTGTAATGGTTGTTGTTGAACCACTTGTTGAGATAGCAGCAATCTTTGCACCAGATGCAATACCTGTTGCAGCAATCTTGTCGCCAACTTCAGCACGAGTTGCAATAACAGATGATGTAGCAACACCAATAGTAAATCCTGCTGATGTTCCAGCAACTGTTGTTACTGTTGTTGCTAATGCTGATTGGTCTGCACCATCTTTGGCTGAGTAAAGACGTGGTGACTCAATATAGAATGCACCTTCGTAGTTACC